AAATTCTGAGAACTGGGCGGATAGAGCCTAACCAGCAAATGTGCCTAAGGGCCGTTTGTGTCAAGAGACATTGGCAACCTCACCTGAGTGTCAGGGAATGTCAATTGACGAATCTATCGGAAACTGTATCTTAATGACAACAAGACGGGGAAAATGTACAGGAATGGTATAATTTACAGAGCTTTTTCAAATGGTCTTGATAAAGTAAGTATGTTAGAAACGTTAGCAAAAGAGTGTTCGGATTTAGGGATTTTCGAATGCATAACAAAGCTTGGTGATGTGTCAGATGTTGATAGATGGGTACTGGGTTCCGGAGTGCAAAACTATTACATATTTAATAAACATGTTCCCGAGATTAATCAGAGTGAAAACGCACTTGTTACAATTTGATTGCGTTACTTAAAGTTAATTAATTTATACAGATAAAAATAAAAAACATGGTAGAATTGACTGTGTATGGAAGTGCAAAGTCAACATGCACACAAAGAATCTTAATTCTTCTTGAAGAATTGGACTTAAAGTATACTTTACAACCAATCGATTTGGGGAAGGGAGAGCACAAGACTCCGGAATTCGTGGCGATGAATCCATTTGGAAAAGTGCCGGTTGTGAAGTATGGGGACAAAACCTTATTTGAATCAAGAGCAATTATGAGATACATTGCGACGAACAACAGGGACGTGCAAGATTTATATCCGGATGTGAACGCAGATGTGTGGATGGAAGTTGAGTCACAGTTATTTAATCCGCATATTTCAAAGATTGTGAGTGAGAAGATGTTCAAGAAGTGGAAGGGAGAACCTGCGGATGACGAAGTTGTGGAGGAGTCTTTGGAGAAGCTTGAGGAGGTTTTGGACATTTATGAAGAGCATCTTGAGAAGAGTGAGTATATTGCTGGAGACAGCTTTACTATTGCAGATATTGCGCACATTCCATACGCATATTATTTCTTGAAAGCGGGATATAAGAATGTTCTTAAGCGAAGGGTTAAAGTATATAGTTGGTTGAAGAAGATTGTGCAAAGACCGATTGTTAAGCGAGTTTTGGGTGGTGAAATGTAAAGTATTAGATATAAAATAACATCTAATTTAGGAAGTTATTTTGTTAGAGAAGATTAGGGGTTTAAGACATGGATTTTTTAAGAAGCAGTATAATAGGACACGAGTATATAAATTACAGGAAGAGCAATGGAAAGGATGCACGAAACATATTTAGCAACAGTGTTAGAAAGGAGGGGATAGGAAATGTGCCAGTGGTTGTTGACACAGTAGACAAGGATTTGATGGAATTATTTAGAGAGAATGCGCATTTGAGATATAAAAAGAAGGATTCTGGAAAGGAGTATGTATTGCATATGGATCAGACATTGAGGGATGTTATAAAAGAAGTGAAGATTTTGGCATTACAAAGGGATTTTGAGAATATAATTCGAGAGAACGAGTTGATATTGGGGTTAGAGGATCTTACAATACCTGATCAGAGCAGTTGTGTGGGAGATTTGTATAAAACACATCGTAACAATGATGATAAAATATTATATTTATTGCTGATGAAAAAGATGTCGATGTATGGTTATATAATTTCAATTGCGAGGTATTTAGGATTAGTAGCTTAAAAAAAACTTATGTTTACATGACTAAATACGGAATTTAGTATGAAACGGACAAAAGTTGTTAATTTTATCAGTGGCGCAGGTGCTGGAAAGAGTGTTATGAGTGCACTCTTGTATACGGAACTGAAAATGATGCACAAGTCTACGGAGATTGTACCGGAATTTGCAAAGTGGTTAATTTACAGAGATCAGTTAGACAAGTTGCGAGATCAATATTACGTGTCTACAAAGCAATATGAAATGATAAAGGCGGTAGATGGAAAGGTGGAGTATTGTATTGCTGATTCCGGGATTTTTACTGGTCTATTTTACAACAAGGAGTATCCTGACAATGTGAGTGATGTAAAGAAGACGGAGGCTATGATTATGTCGAGGATGGCAGAGTTCTGTAATATATACATATATTTGGAGAGAAATGACGAATATCCGTTCGAGAAGGAGGGGAGAGTGCACAATGAGCAACAAAGCAGGGATATTGATGTGAAATTACGAGAGCTTATGGATTCGATGGGAATTGAGTACATAAGTGTAAAATCAGACAAGAGTAACATCAAACAGATAATAGAATATGTGTTGAGGAAGTAAAAAAAATTGAATTCTGGAGAATATAAGGGATTATTGTGGAAAGATGATTCAAGTTTCTGAAAAGTTTGAGAAGGAGTTGTACAAGTTTAATGAATGGCTTGAATGCAGTGGATATCGGATTAGAACAGAAGATGGTAGCGAAGAGACGTGGGGATTGCAGTTGTTGAATGATTTCAAGGAACAGGGTAGAAACAAGTTAGATCATTACCTGAAGGAGTTGATGAAAACGTACACAATCTCGCGAGCGGATGAAAATGTGGAAGATTATAAGCTTGTAGTGAAGGAGTTTAAGGAGTGCAAGCCAAAAGGAACGAGAAAGGCAAAAATCCAGAAAGAGGAGAAGCCGAGTAATAGAGAAATTCGGGCTGTCTCATATAATAGCGCGGATATTTCCAAGCTCTGCGACGAGGTTGCGGAGATGAGGAAAAGAATAAATGAAATGGAGAAAAGATTGGACAGAGCAGAGAAAGGGGAGAAGAAGACTATTGAAAATCCTATCAAAAAACGTGAAACGGATTGTTGTAAAGGAGAGATTGCTTCTTCTGAAATGACTGATTTTGGAGAGGACATTGATTTGGGTGATATATCTGACATTGATTTTGATGATTAGAAGAAAAAAATTGAAAAATAATCAAAAAGTTATAATTATTGTATTGAATTATGAACAAAAACGAGAACAGTCAATTTAGAGAGATGAACTTGATAAAAACGCATTGTAGTTATCAAGACAGTGATGTTATCATGATAAGCAATTCCTTTGAGAAGGAAATGAAGAGAGTATTAACAGCAAAATATTTACGCTATCTTGGTAAATATTTTGTAAATTACTCCGAATCACAATATGATTCAGACTACGACTCTGAATAACAAGATCACAATCAAAATAAACAAAAAAAGTTAAGCTTGAACAAGTCTCTAAATAGGGGTTTGTTTAGGCTTAATTTTTTTGGGGACTGGTGTTCGACGCTTTGAGGAGCTCTTACGTTTAGCTGACTTACGTTTTGGAGCTGATTTACGTTTTGCAGACTTACGTTTTGCAGACTTACGTTTTGCAGACTTACGTTTTGGAGCTGATTTACGTTTTGAGGTTGATTTACGTTTTGAGGTTGATTTACGTTTTGCAGACTTACGTTTTGGGATTGATTTACGTGTTGGAGTTGACTTTTTAGAGGCATTTGGAGGTAACTTTCTAATCTTTGCACTCGTGTTGTCAAGATCGACAACGACATCTGCAGATTTCTGTTTTTTAGTATTCCATGCCGCGATGTTTTCTGGAAATACAAAGAACATGGAGTCTTCGTCTTTGTCAACAAAAATTGTTCTGACGGGACCCTTTCCAGTATTGACATTGTACAGATCTCCCGGTTTCATAACACGTTTCATTTTCTAGAATAAGACAATAATATAAAAAAATTGATTTAAAGGAAAAAAACAATATAGTTGTGAAGAAGTGAAGATAAAAATATTTTACGGAGATATCAAAAAGCTGTTTGATATCTTCCGTAGTTCAGTTGGTTTTAGAACGCCGTTCTTATATTTTTAAGAAAAACGGAGGTCGCGGGTTCGAATCCCGCCGGAAGAATCACGTTAAAAATAACCCAAAACTTTTAAGTGACGTTTTGAGTTATTTTTCATTTAAAAGGGAGTCACCTATTCTTACATAAGCTGAAATTCAATCAAGTGCTAGAGTCCATGTGTTGAGTAGTGCAAATGCGCTTAACGTCGTTTTGTTTGTAATATGATTGTTCCCAATTGTAATCGTGGTGAGAATCAGAAGGAACACTGCCATCAGCATAGTGTCCTGTAAACCCCACAAGTGTTATTTCACTATTGGGATACAACCTTTTCATATACAAAAAAGCAAGAAATCCTGTAGTTGGAATCTTGGAATCGGGGTATTCGATGTTTGTATGTTCAGAGAGAAAAGATTCAACGTGGAGCAGCTCATGTGGAATTGTAACGTTTGAGGTATATTCGGAATATTTTCCATAATCATCCACACATACCAATTTTGAAAAGTCATTTTGCTTTTCTAGAAATTCAACTCCTCCAAGGTAGTGTATATTCTCTTCGTGATTTTCATAAACAACACGTAGAAATGCGATTCGGTTGGCGACATTATCGAAGGAATCATAAGGAACGTACATGTAATTAAACAGGACAACAACGTCTTCTGGAGGGTTTATTCCAATTTGGTCAATATGTGCTGTAGTCAAACTGCCATTGTTAGCAAAGAGGTAGATTTTGTCACTCATTAGTGATATTTATAAAGAAATAAAATTTAATGCAATACATTAGTAGAATGCAAAGTGTGACAGCAATAATACCCGTAAGGTCGGGTTCAACTAGATGTCCACAGAAGAACAGCAGACCATTCGCAAACGTTGATACAAATCTATTGAAATTAAAAATATCAGTCCTTAAAAGGGTAAAAAATATATCAGATGTCATTGTTAGTTCAAGTGATCAGGAGTTACTCGAAATGGCTTGCAGTATGGGAGCTAAAATACATGAGAGAAACCCCGTATATTCTTCGAATGAAACTACTGGATCGGAATTGTTCAAGTGTCTTGCAGAAGCGGTAGAAGATGAACATATGATGTATGTGACATGCGTTTCTCCATTTGTACAGGCAACAACGTATGAAAGGGCTATAGGATTATATTTTGACAACATTAGAGGGAACAAATATGATTCGGTAGTCGCTTGTCGAAGTGTGACGGAGTTTTTGTGGTTAGACAACCAACCTTTGAATTATGAACAGAGTTTGGCACCTCCATCACAAAACTTGCCAGACATTAACGCATTGACATTTGGGTTCAACATACTAAGAACAGATTATGTAAGAGAACATTGTTCAATTGTTGGAAAGGCACCTCTTATGTATGGAGTGACAGAGCTTGAAGCAATAGATATTGATACTCAATTTGATTTCGCGGTTGCCGAGCTCCTGTATTCAAATGCTTTTTTTGAGTTGCAAGATGTAACTGTGCATAATGAATTAACACGTGAAGCAAAATTCGAATTGCTTGACTGTACAATTAGAGACGGTGGATATTTGAACAATTGGAATTTCTCGCTAGAAGAAGTGTTGGACATGTACAGGGCGACTTCTTGTGCAGGTATAGAATATTTTGAAATTGGGTTCACGTGTACTCATTTTGACCCGAGATGTGGCAGATGGTGGAACATTACGGCAGCGGATGTGATAGAAATAAAGGAGAAATATCCAAGCGGATGCAAGTTAGCTGTAATGATACATCTTGAAGATATTCACAAATTAGATGAAAGAATAGTTGGTATTGATATGGTTCGTGTTCTTGTGAATGCGAAAAAAACAGAGCTCTCAAGTGTAGCCTGTGAAAAAGAATTGTCACACCTCGTATCACTTGGTTATACTGTTGCTTTAAACATTGCATATGCTGATACGTTAACAGACGATGAAATTGATATTGTACTTGGCCTATTTGTACATGGGATCCAATACATTTACATAGCAGACACATTTGGAAGTATGACGAACAGACGATTAAAGTACCTCGTTCGGTATATTAAGAAGAGAGTGGATGTAAATATAGGGTTTCATGGACATAACAACACAGGAGGAGCAATTAATAATTCAATTGATGCAATAACAAACGGTGTATCAATAGTTGATGTTACAATCGGTGGGAAGGGGAGAGGTGGTGGAAATACTGCTACAGAAATGTTTATTCAACATGCGAATAAGAAGTTTAGAACCGAATACAACATCATGCCAATATTGGAACATCTTAGCAGTTTGTCATATAGAGATAAGCTTGCGATCTTGCATACATGCACTGGGTTATACAGAATGCATCCAAATGTTGCTACGGATATTCTAAAGAATGAGGAGTCACTCTCAGTAGCATACAGACATATCATGGATAGATGTGTTAGAACGTGAAAGCAAATTTAGGGAGTAAATATAAAAATGCGTGTAGCCGTGTTATTAAGTGGACGAATAGTTACTCGAGATTGTAGAGATACAACAAGAACATTGAGAAAAATGTTTGGACACTTAGATACGACATATTTTGTTTCAATCAATGAGGATGTTCATGACAGGGCTTTTACAGAGCAATTTACGAATGATCTAAATATTGAAGAAGAATGTATCAATATAGAGAAGACAATTGAACCGGATGAATTAAGACGGTATAGAAAAAAGAGTGAGACGGATTACAATCGTACATATTCAATGTTTTATCATAACAAGAAGTGCTTTGAACTCGTTGAAAAGTATGAAATAGTTCATAACAGAGCTTTTGATATTCTGATAAAGTTCAGGTCTGATATATGCAATGTAAGGAGTAAAAATGTGACTTTTCTAAATGTTGAGGAAAACGTGGTTTACATACCAAAAAGATACGACTATGGTGGTATTAATGATCATATAGCGTATGGTAACAAGCAGAGCATGCGAATTTATTGCTCATGTGCGGATAACATTAAGAGTATGTGCAGGTCTGATGTTGTGTTTCACCCGGAGACATTGCTAAGAGAACATTTAAGAAGATGCAATATAGAGATTGAGAGGTTTGAATTTGGATATCAGATAATGCCCAAGACAGCAGTTCAGAACGCAAAGTATGATAGATCTTTAGGTGTAAACATTGCTAAAAGAACATTTGAAAAGTTGAAAAGCAGAGGTTAGCAACTGTTATTACTTTTAACTGTCACACACTGACATTTAAAAAAACTGAAAATAAACCTATTTAAAAGGTATGAAACGACACATCTTATGAATGGAGAAGAATTTGTTAAGCTT